CTTTTACTCGCTTAAGTGAGTGATGCATCCAACTGGGTTACAAACACATCAATAAATGATGCACTTGGAACGATTCCAGTGGTCCCAAACACTAAACTGGCATTACCTAAAGCTAAACCTGTGTACTTAAACATACACGACAATTCATACCTATCGGAGGTAACACCAGACGCAGGTGCGAACGCTAATCCATTCCCATACCCACCGGTTGAATTAACAAACCAGGTTAGTATGGACGTATTAGCCCCTGAGTTAAATGGAGGTTGTGCTAAGCCAACAGACGAACCAACCCAAAAGAAGGTTGCCTGCCAAACTGTTCCAGGTTCTGCACTAAAAGTAACTGTGGTTCCACTTACTGTCAAAGGTAAGAAACCACTAGATACTGTAGTAGCTGATCCAAGTGGTATTGAACCTCCACCACCTGAACGTACTACATGAGCTGATGCAATATCACCACCTATGGTTAGTGGTATAATTGGTTTGAAAAACTCAACTTCATAGCTTATCCAAAGTTCACCTAAAGTGACTACTGGATTTGCCTGAGTTGCAAGTTGAAAATTACCCCAATCATACAACCTAAGGTCTTGATTTGCAGGTACAGCACCAGTCCTAACATAACGTTGCTTGAATGTTGTCTGATCAACGGCGCATTCTAAACCATGCATCATATTAGTTGTAGGTTTAGTAGATACTGCAAACTCAGAATTTTCCATTTGTATTTTGGTAGCAAATGGTGCAGCATCAGCATTATAATTAGTAGCTAAAACTATCACACCTGGTTGTCCATTAGTTACAAAATCAGTAAGAAGAGATCTAAACTCAAAGACTAAGCCTTTGATTCTATACTCCTGAAAATTTTGTGCTAATGTTGCCAACCATGGAAAAGTTGAAGCAACACCAGGGTTTAATGGGAAAGATAAGTTATTAAAAGCTGCAGTTCCAATTATATCTTAGATATACTCACGATGGGCAACTATAGTACTATGCTTTCCTGTTCTAAACTGAGGTATTTGGGCTGAATTTAAAACTGTATTGGTTTTAACAGGTGGTCCGACTACTTCGTAATCGCCACTACCAAAAATGGATCCAATTAAAGATCCTGCAGTTTTACCAATGGAGTGCCCCGCACTTCCATAACCAAACATTCCACCTAACGTCTTGCCCACTATCCCCCCAGCAGAGGAAAATGGCTTATTGCTAGGTTTCTTAGCTTTGGTGCTCATGTTTTGCAATTTTTGCTCAAGGTTTCTAATCTTGGCGAGGTCATTGCTAACTCTTTTTGTTCTTTTATTCTTTTTAGTCATTGTATTGGATACCTGATGACCACAGGGACTGTACATCCAAACTCTACCATTCTTACTATTTTGTTCATAGTAATAGGGGGAAACCGTGCAGTCTCTCGGCGTTTGAGTTAGCACCATTAAATGGTTTTGGTTTCTAAAAGAGTTGAACCCAATAGGTGAAGCATCAACCTTAAATTGGTTTAACCAACCACTAGCTGCAATAACAGATAGGAGGAAACCCAATTTTGGGGAGTGTCGATGTTCAAATTTAAACTGCTCCATTCGGGCATCAAGATCTCCTTCATCTGATGGGATGTAATGCAGTAAACTAAAAAGTTGCTTGATTTGATTAATGGGATAGCATGTCCCATCTTTATAGAGTTGAGAACAAAATGTAAACTCGTCCACTGAACTAGTCTTAATTTCTTTGATCTGTTTTCCTAACAAAGCATATTCTCGGATTACTGTTGCATTATCTGCCAACTCTCTTTCCAACGAGTCGTCCCCAGCTGCCTTACAGTGGCCTTCTGTCTGAGAAAGTTTTAAACTTCCTTCCAATTTGAAAGCAATTTGCAGATGATTAAGGACACGAACTGCTGAGTTAGTACTTGCTGTATTATTCCATCCCGACGGCATTATACCAAGATAAACTTGGGCAAAGCACGTTCCATCCGAAAGTACGAATACTTTGTATTGTATAACAAAGTAATAGGCTTTGGAAACCTTATACCAATTGGTTTTAAAACCATTGTTCAATAAGGCTCGACGGAAAAGGTCTAAATCAAAATCAGGCGGCTTCATTGAGAAGTCCCACCCCGCCACATCATCCTCTTTGATTTTGTATAGGGTTTTGAAATGTTCCTTAACAGCATGGAGAAACTGTTCGATCTTCTCATCTGAAAAACCAATTCCAGGTTGAGAAGGAATAGTATCCCACTCCTCTATTTCTCTTTTGTTTTGGGCATCAAAGAGTAAACTGCCGATTAAATTATCTATAAGTGAAACACTATAGATTAATCTAACACGATCTTCGGACAATTTTGTTGTTTTATGGGGTTCATTTTTCACAAAGATCTTAACTGGATCAATGACACCCATCCTTACTAAATCAGTAGGTAGATAATCTTGCGTAAGGTCAAGATTAACTAGCAGGCGGATTCTCGAAATCACTGCCTCAACAACCCACTCGAGGTGAGTGTTGAGCAGACTCCGATTATCGTGGGCAAGTAAGTTTCCCGGAATTCCAGGAGACGAGTCTGGTTTGACTGCATACTTGCAGAGAGTACGTATTCTAAGGTCAATTTCCGAATAATCTGGTTCTGATTCGGATACTCCTGTAAAACCTGACGGTACTCTCGTAGACGGGTAATGAGATTGTATAATTTCTCCTGCTTCCTTGTAAAACTGACTACTAGGACCCTCTGGCTGGTAGAGGACTCTGGTTGACTGTTTAAGGAGGCTAAGATACTCTGCCTTGGAATCTCGGGGTGGCCACTGGTACTGTGCAAGATCTGCGTATACTTCCTTGGCTTGGTAGTAATAACGATTTTCTTTGCTTCGCTTAGAGTGTCCTCCTTTGGATTTAACCTTTCCAACTTCATAGATTCCAATTCCATTCTCAATTGCCTTATCTCTTCTGCCCCTGAGGATTTCTCCTTCTTCGAATCGATATTCTCCGAGCAACTGCATGTTCTGCTGGAATGCTCTCGCTTTATCAAGGGGTAAGTCAAAGAAGGGTCCTGAAAACCCTCAGTACTACTAAAGTTAACTGGTACATCTTTTTCAAAGATCATATTGGGGTATTTAGTATGAAGTTCTTCTTCATCTTCTGCTAAATCAAGATGATCTCTTACATCTCTATCATCAATAGTATAATGGCCAGATTTCTTATCTACTCTAATCAATAGACGGTTACCATTATCAGTAATAAAAGTTATAGTACGGTCTGTATGTCGTCTTTTCATAGTTTCAACATACTTATCATTCAAATTAGGCATGTCTGACTCTCTATACTCATCGAGTATAGCACGAATGAATGCATAACCAATACGATAACCAATATTAGAAGTTCCTAATCGACTGGCGCCACTATGAATCCCAATGACTTGGGTACCTGCAATAATTGGTCCTCCAGAAAATCCTTTTACAGAACTTGCTAAATGATTGAGCTGGTAGAACCCATCTGAATGGATAGTTCTGCCAGTTCCGGTAGATAAACAACCTTGATTAAAGCCAAATACAGTAACTGCATTGACCTCATTAGGTTCTTTAAGACATAAAGTTAACTGTTTCATAGATAATGCTGAAAAGACGCTATCGGGCACCTCGATACAAACCTGATCAAGGTCATTAACGCCAGAATAGAAAATCATCTTCCAACTCGGTAGGAACTCAATCCTGACTCCTGACTTACATATATAAAATTTCCTCACACCCTGTTGAGCTATGATATCGTCATATATGTGTGCAGCTGTGAAAATACAATGATTAAGTTGATCTAACCTAAAACAGGTTCCTACAATATTAAATTCATTACCATCTAAATAACCAATACCAGCAATTGCATTAACAATTGCTCCCTTGGTTGTTCCTACTTTGGTAATCTTACTTGTAAAAACCATTTCAGGAATAACTTCGATTGTTGTATCTGTCTCTTGGGATACTGAAGCTGAATCATTTCTTG